TTGTAGCATGGTCTGCGTTAGTAGCACTATCTGCACTACTTGCATGAGCAACGTTATTGATTGTAAAGTTACTTGATGTGCCGTCTGTTTTAGTTACAGTTACAGTTGCATCACCGTTACTTGTAACACTTGTAACAAAATTGTTTGCTTTACTTTCAACTGTTGTAACACGATTAGAAACATTAGTAATGCTTGACGATAGAGCATTATCTGCGGTCTTTCTGTCAGCGGTCTCTTGTGTTATACGGTCAGATAAAGATTTATCTGCGTTGGCTCTATCAGTTTTTTCTTTATCAATTTGACTTTGTAAATTATTGTCAGCATTGATACGGTCAGCTGTTTCTTTGTCTAACTGTGCCTTAAAACCCTTTACACCTTTTGGTGTAAGCGCAAGGTCTTCACGATCACTTAAGTCATTAGTTAGCTGAACTACACCCCGTTTTTTTAGAGTAGCTGTTGGTAAAACCACAGGCATATTCTGTTGGGCACTACCACTAACGACTTTAAAATATTTCTTTTTGCCGTTAGCCTGTATTTCAGTCCATACCAAGTCGCAAGTAATGGCATTTTCAATATCGTCACCCTTGCCGTTGTAATCATCATTGCAATGGCACCAACCGTCTTGTCCGTTAGGAGGACACTGGCAACAGCAATCACCAGTATCATTTAACACTGGTGGTATCATCTGCATTTTCATTATACGTTATCCTCGCTAGGGTACATTACCAAAGTATTCTCTTCAACACTCTCTGCACTAGGCTTTGTTGCGGAATATTTAATAAAGCTAGCCACTAAAGACTTAACAGCTTTTGTACTTGGTACTTGATTATCTGCAAGCGAATTTAATTCAGTTGTTGGAACTAAAGGACTTGATGTGAAATTCTTTACTCCCGCTACATCTTCATTACCTGTCTTGTGTACATAGTCACCTTCTTTAGTGTTAACTAATTTGTCAACATAACCCTTTGTTGTTGCATGGTCTGTTGCGGTTGGTGTTGCAACGGTTAAAGGTTTAGTGAAAGTATTAGAACCTGTGAAGGAATTATCACCGCTTAACTGTGCTAAGCCGTCAATGTTTGTTGATGTGTTCTGTGTACCTAGGTTTGATACTTTACCGTCAGCGCCTGTTGACTTGTACATAATCACAAAGTGATCTACTTTCTTTGTAGTATCAGCTGGCTTACCAGTAACCTTATCAAAAGCTACAAAGGTATTGTCACTTGTCATAGGAACAAGGAAGTAAATACCACTAGGCATATCAGCTTGATTTGCAACGGTTGTATAGTCTTTGTAAGCTAACTCTTTTTGCCCTGCGTTAATGCTTTTTAAATCAGTTTTAATCTGTTGAATGTCATTTAATGCTGTCTTAACTTTTGCAACATCGTTGTCTGTCCAACCACGAACACGCACCACATTACCGTCTTGGTCTTTGCCAACGAACGAACCATTCTCTATTGTTACTGCCATAAAATTCACTCCTAGTGTTAAAGTAAATCCTCTTGAATAAAGAACTTCGCTTCTCTTTGTTTCAGTTCTTCTACTGTTGTGTCACGTTCTGCCACGTTAATCTGTTCAATTTCGCCTTCGATATTTGATAAAGTTCTTTCTGGACTTGGCGTTGCCCATATTCTACGATGCTCCAAAAAGTCTTCTGTTAGTGCACGGTTAGTATATCTGATACGATAAAGACTTAAGTCGGTTGTGTTAATTAAACCATCTTTACCTCTATACTTAAAGCCGATAATTTCCCAACCGTTATTATGGAACTCATCGTACACTTTAATATACAATACACCCTGTGCGATGTTAGTAGGATATTCGGTTACTACTTGGATCATATCCCATGTCAAGCCTTCGGCTTTATCTGCAAGGGTTGCTCTGGTTGCTAGGTCGGCTAAGGGTGTATGCTTTGCTTCTGTTGCTTCATCAGCTAATGTAGCTTTGGCAGAGTGCCCAGACTCATAGGCATACTCTGCTGTGTTAGCCATATCAGCATGAGAAGAGTGTGACGAAAACTCTGTTTTGCCAGCGAAGTCTGCCGAGCCTGCATGGTCTGCTCTAGTTACAGTGAGTTTAATCTGTGCATCACCAGCATTTAATCTTACCTGTCCTGTGGCATCGCCTGTTGCAGACAAAGTATAGTCATGCTCTAACTGCTTTGCTGTGGTCGCATTGCCAATTAGAGTGCCGTGAAACTCACCAGTATAAACTGGAACACCACGAGAAGTATAATACACAAGCTCATTGTTATCAGACTTAGAGCTTGCCGTAAGTTTATTGTATTCGTTGCCGTTTATTGTTGCCATTACTTAGCCTTTTGTTTGTCGGACTGATAACCTGTAATTAACATTCTGATTGTATCTTCTGGTGTAGTTTTTCTGCTATCGTAAGACTGAAAAGCCCTCTTAGTAAGAGAGTTTAATGAGCCGAGTTTTAATACATCAGTAGTTAGATACAGTATATCACGAGCGTTTTTAGCTTTAAAATCACCCTGTATCAAAGCAGAAACGCCATTAACTGCGTTAGTTAAAGCACTTGTTGCAGGTGAAGATATACCTACTGTACCTCTGTAATTCTTTTTATTTTTACCGCCAGCACCTTCGATGGTATTATCAAACATACCACCGACAATAGGGATAAGACCATGAGTATAAGTCTTAGCAGTTTCCTTAGCTGTCATAGTTAGCAACTCTTGTAAGTCTGTAATGTTCTCTGTATCACCATGAGCAACACGAGAAATTAAACCATTAAGGAATGCTGGCATTACTACTAAGGTTGTAAGTACATAAGCATTACGTGCCACTCTTTCTTTAACATCCATATCCATTGCTTTACAACGTTTAGCTTCTGCTATCTCTGTCTGAATTACATTAAAGAAATAGTTTTGGAATTGCATAAACATTTTTGTAATGGCACTGCTATTCTCAACACCAGCTTTATCAACACGGTTAGATGATGATTGTGTCATACGTACAATCTGGCTGGCTTTCTGCATTGCTTTATCCATGAACGCATCAGCATCAGCTTCTGTTTTAAAGTGAGCAGGTGCTTTATCCATCTCTTGCATATACGCACCATAAGCAGTAGCAACATCAACTCTATCCTGTACCCATTTCAACATGGCGTAAGCAAACTTTTCTGATAGCAAGTTAGAAAGTCTGCCGTGATTATATAAAATACTATTTAAAAAGCCACGAGAATGTTTAGTTACTAATAAAGATTGTACTGTTTCTTGAAGGTGTGACTGGTTAGCAATCAAGCGTTCGTAAAAGAATGGGTCTTTCTTAGCTAAGATGTCAACTGTATCTTTGTACTTCTGTCCCCATAAGAATAAACCTTTCATCAGATACTTAGGCTTAACGTAAGTCAATGATGCTGATAAACCAGCTAACTGTCCAACAGCAACAGTAGGATTTAACGCCATTAAAGATTGACCTACCTGTGCAATTAAACTATGAAAGAAACCATTATCTAATGGGTCGCCTTGAATACGATTAACAGTAGAGTTACAAGCCTCTAACATTAAACGCTCAACATAAGCGTGATAGTTCTCTGGGTCTGTGCTCTTAAACGCATTTTTAATTTCTTGTGAATTAAATACAGACTGTACATTATGAATTGTCGGGGCTAAGTCTGCATAGCTTGCTACCTGTACACCTTTGTTACATAGCTCCGCCAAGTCAAAAGAAATAGCTGGCTGGTCTTCTAGGCTCTTACGTTCTTTACCCCAACCGTCTGCCAAAGCTGGGTGCCCATCAACAAAGTGTCTACCATACTCATTGATGTTATCTAGTTTAGATGATAGCTGTGTCTTTTCTCTTGCTACTGATACAGACTTATTAGTAACAATAGGCATATAACCACCAGTCAAAGTAAACTTAGAACCATCTGGCATAGTGACTATCACTGGTCTAGGTTCTAACTCTTTAGGGTGAAAACCGTGCACTTGATAATAAGCCTTGTCACCACGTATAAATGCTTCTTTGTTTATAGCCCAAAGTTCGTTACATGCTTCTAACATTTCCTTTGTGATAATACCTTTGTCAACACAATCTTGAACAAAGGTTAGCACTTGCTGTGGGGTCCAACCATAACCTTCACATAGCTTAGAAAAGTTGCTGTCATTACCAATGTGAGTAAGAAGACCTAAGATTTCAGCTTGACCGCAACCAAAAGCAGAAGAGTTACCAGCTCCAAAGACGATAGGTGCACCACCATTACGCACGTCTGGTAAGTTAGATGTAATTTGACCTAAGCTATAAGACTCTTGCGCCTTGTTTAAAACAGCTTGATACTTGTTTTTAAATTCTGCTGTTGTCTTTGTACTTCTAGCTAATGCTCTACGAACTGGAGTAAAGAATAAAGTGTGTAAAGTACCACCCATCTCACCATCAATAGTATATACCCACTGCTCAATCTTACCCCAGATAGCTTTAGTACTTGCATCAATACCTAATATTTTCTTTGTTAGCCAGCCAGCGGTTAAGCCAGCTCCGCCATTCTTTAGTCTGCGGTCTGGTGCTTTATTCTTTTTATAAATAGGATTGCCGTTTTCATCAAGTCTTAGTACAACTTTACCATTAACAATTTTGTGCTCAAACTGAATTTGATTTGCAATCTCATGGATAACCTGTTCACGATCATACTTCTTGTTATCTAAGATAACTTCACGTTGCTGTCGTGATAGAGTTACAAGACCCTCAATGGTATCATGTATCTTTTCTATTTCAGCTGTTGTTAGTTCTGTATATTTTTTATTTAGACTGCTCTTATCAAAGCTATCAAATAAATCAATAGCCATCTGAATAATAGGATCATCTTTAGCTCTAGCTCTAACTTTGTCTAAGTCACCTTTAAAGTTATTACCTAAGCCAGTCCTATCTAATATAGTCCTTACTAAGTCTAAAGTATCATTGTCATAACCTTGCTTAAACAAATCTTCACGACCTTTAGATACTAAGCGTTTAACTCTATCTGATTGTTTCTCAATAATATTACGTGTACGTGTATTAGCAAAGGCAAGTTCTGCTGTTATACGTGATGCACGATAGTAATCATCAGCACCTTTAAGGTCGCCTTTCTTTAAGCAAGCCTGTGCCTTTTGTCTTAGTCTTTGAGCTTGTGACATATAGTAACGATCACCATGCTTGAACACCTTGCTGTCTCGTATAGCCCTGTTAGCCAGATACTTTACAAAGCTAGGCTTATCAAGTGTGCCTTTCATCTTGTTAATAAGCTGATGCTCATAACGTAAGATGTTTCCGAATGTTTGATAAAAACGCTCCTTAACTTTACCATTTGCGAACCTGTCGTTTACCTTACGTTTATAGTCTTTTAATGCTTTAGTAAATGCAGACCTGCGCAAGTAAGCGTTAGGTGTTCTAATCTGCAAGGCACTGGCTAGCATACGGCGAGGACTTACACCTTTATAGATAGCGCTCTTTGCTGTAAGCGTTTCACCATCATCAGATAAGAAACCATCTTTTTCTAACCGCTTATACTCACGCTTAGTCAACTGCTTACGTTCAAGCATACCTTTCATTTCATCACGGTTAAATGGGTGCTCTTTAAGTTCAAGTAAGAATTTAAACTCTGGCTTATCTTTTAGAGTGTTCTTCATCTCTTTATAAGCCTTTAAGAAGTCTTGCTTAAACTCTCTGCCTTGTTCTCTAAAGAATTTGCTTGCTTCTTTATTTGACTTAAGCAGTTTACCAAACTCACTATCTAACTTTTGACCGAAAGCAAATAAAGTTGCACTAGCTTTACTTCTAAAGTTTACTAGCCAATCTCTAAAGCCCTCACGTTCTGCTTTAACTTTGTTTACAATTTCATCATCAAGTTTAATCTTCTCGCCTTTAGAGTTTACTAAAGTATCAACGCTATCACCGATGTATAATCCCTCATACATCTCTGCTTCTTTCTGCGCATCAAATAAATCTTTAGCAAACTCATTAAACACAGGGTCATCAACATACAACTGCTGATTATAAATTGTACTAAAGCTATCGTTAATCTGTTCAATAGCATTAGCTTGTTTCTCTTTAGGTGTCATACGAGAAGTGCGATCACCTTGTCTTGCACGTATAGCATAAGCGTTGATAATCATCTTCTGTAAACTCTTGTAAAAATCTTTAACAGCTGGTGTTTCTGCGTGACCGCTAACAATATCCAGCATCATTTGTGCCACAAATTTTTCATTTGCCGTGCGCCACTGTTCACTACCTTTTTCTACATGTGAATAATCACCGCCATACACATAGTCTAATATAGACTTTACTTTCTTATAATTCTTTTCTAACTGGGGCTTTGTTGCTTCATCAGCTACTGCCAACTTCTCTTTTAATCTTTGTTCGGCATACTCTAAACCTGTTAATGAGTAGTGTATTACTTCATGTAAAGCTGTGATATTATCACCTTTATCAGTAACCTTAGCTTCACCATCATCGGTAAAGATACCTAAGTAATGCAACTCATAACCATCGGTGTAACGTGGTGTCATCTCACGTTTAATCTTTGCTTTATTGCCATTGTAAGACTCTAGTAGTCCATCGCCTGTAAGGTCTGATACAAACTCCCAGATAGATGCAATGTAAGAACCGATACTTCTTGCTTGTTCTGAATTAGATGCGGGCACGGCTTTACGTACTTGTGTCATTACATCAGCTTCAATAGCACTGCGTTCATTAACGTCTTTTTCGTTCTCTTCAACTGTCTTATTAAGAAAGTCTTGATACTCCGCATCTAATTCTTTCTGTGTCTCTGGGCTGAATGTTTGCTCTGCTTCTTGCTTAGAAATACCTTCATCACTATCGTGACGTAACTCTTCATACAACGCAAAGTCACCCTCTTTAGAGTGTGAAAGATATTCATATAAAGGAACTGAAACAGTCTCACCATCTGGGGTTTTGTTCATCTTGTCTGCTATCCAGCTCTGACTTAAATCAATATCATTCTCTTCTGCCATCTTCTGAATATCAGCCTTGTCAAATTTAACTTCCATTAACTCTGTATCTTTAACAACTCTTGCTTTATCAATCGAGTTTAAATCTTTAGTCTGCTCATTAAGAGTTGTATTTACTACATCGTGTTGAGCTTTATCACTTAACTTAGCATACGCATCTATAATCTTTGCACGACTGAATGGGTACTTTAACGCAAAGCCTACGGTTGACATGGCAGATAAAGCCAGTCCCTGTTTAAAACTTTCTTTAGCAACATTACCTAAGTTGTTAGTTAAATCTTTGTTAGATAAACTGTTTGTCGCAATCTGTTGGGTCAAACCAACAGTTTCCATCATCGCTGTATTCTCTAAGAATTGCGCACCGATACCTTTTAAATATTCATGGTTATGCTTTGCTAAAGTTTCAGCTTCGGTAGGCAAGGCTTTAGCTATCTTAGACTTTTCTAAAACCTTAGCAGTCTTTTGCTCTTTAGTAATAAACTGCTCTAATGCTTTAGTGCCAGCAGTTGACAGGGCTTTACCCATCATACCAAAAGTGGCAACATCAAGTAATGCGTTGGTAGTACCAGAGCCTAACGCTTGATATGAATTTAAAGCATCTTGTTGTGATAATTCTGGGCGAGCTAAATCTGCTTCTAAAGCCACACTCTCACGAGCAGAATTAAAATCTCTTAATGCTTGAATAGCACCAAAGCCTAAAGCGATACTTTTACCACCAGTGAATGGAGCTGTGATAGCACTAGCAACAGTAATGGCGGCAGCACTTAACGGATTACGCTTGTATGCCTGTGCCATTTCGGCTACAAAAGTAGCACCAAATTTGATAAGTGCATTACTGTTTTCAGACTCATAGAGTAACTGGGCTTTACGCTGTATATCTCTAGTCTGTTGTGCATTTAATTTATAATTACCGTATCGCTCTGATGCTTCGTCTTGTGCTTCGGTGTTTTTAAATGTTGAAGTAACAGTGCCAAAAGTAGATAAATTATTCTTATCCCCTGCAATCATATCTAAACCATTAGATATTTTAGCTAGGGTTAAAGCTGATACATTTGGATTTGATACTAGCTTAGACAGAACATTACTATCTAAACTAGGAACGCCGTTAATATAAAATGTATCAGAAGTAGCTTTTTTATAATTAGCAAAAGCAAAAGGAACTATCATATTTTCTGATAGCCTTCCTTGTTGCGCTAGTGTTTTAGCAAAGTCTAAGCTGTTTTTCTTTTCTTTATCAGCATCATAACTGCCTTGACTAGCTGAATATAAAGCATAATCTTCGGCAGTTAATCTGTCGTAATCAGTATCAGTTAAAGTCTGACCTTGCTGAATGTTATTCTTTTGTAAGTAACTTCCTAACTGATACTGATAATCATTAGAGTTGATAACGTTAAGGGTGTCATCCATAAGTTCAGAATACTGCAAAGGATTTTGTGCAACATTCTGACGCTCCATGAAAGATGAGTAGTCAAAAGGCATAGACCCTATAAAGTCTTGCTTTTGGTCTATAACTGCTTGACCTATTCCGACACGTTGAACTTGCTCAAATATCGGCTTCTGTGATAGTTCGGACTTGTATATTTGATCTGCCATTTTTTACCGTTATCTCTCTCGTATTTTGCTAAAAACTCTACAATATCAGCTTCACTCTGAATAGGTTTATTATACTTATCCATAGAGTCTTTGTCCATTTCTTGTATGTTAGCAATATCCAAATCTCGATGTGGAGAGAAACGACCGATAATACCAGAATTACTATCAACCAAACTAACAATAGGTTGTCTTACTAAGATAGTATGTTTCTTAGAAGTCTTGCCGTAGCCAGTAGTGAAGTTAAAAGGCTCTAGTTCAATAAACAAATCATATCTTGATTGAACGTTGTTCTTTTCGTCTGCTGGTAAATAGCTATCAGCAAAATCTTTCATTTCTTGTGATGCTTCATTAGAAACTGTTTGTATATTTTGTGCCTGTTCAAAAGCTACTTGCTGGTCGTTAACATTTACTTTGGTAAAGTCATAACGTTGGTCTGTCATAATATTAGCTGTCAACCAATCTGACATCTTTTCTAAGTCTAAGTTATGCTCATCTGCGTACTGCATAACAGCAGTGTTTCTGGCTGACACAGCTCTAGTTACTAATCTCTGTTCTTCTGGTTCTAAGTCTTTATAATCATTGCCAAACATTTTTTGTGCATAGATATTTTTGTCTGACTTTTCAACTTGCTCTAAAGTCTTAGTATTCTTTGTTGTTCTTACTTTTAAATATGCCATCTTAAAATCGTTAGCTTGTTGACGGTTAAAATGATTTGTAATAGCGTATTCCTTTACAGCTTTTAAGTCTTTGAATTGTAAAGTTAAATCTTGTGTTTTCATTATGTTGTTATAGCCAACATCATTGCCGACTTCACGACCACCAGCCATAGGGTGTACTAAGTCTTTAAAGTCTGCATACTGTTCTTTGCTTAAAGATGCAACTAATTTTCTTGCATCTTCACTTTGTGCACAAACACGCTGAATAAAATCTTCTGTGTTAATTGCACCAGAGTTGTCATAGTCCATTTTTAAACTTTGAGTTATATCAAAGAATTGAGTTACAGCTTTGCTATTAAAGTCTGCTCTTTCGTAAGCCATCTTACTTTCCTGCTCAACTTGACCGTAAGCTAACTCATCAATCTTTTTGTTTAACTTTAAAGCAAAAGCATCTTTCTCTTCTTTAGTCTTAGGCTCTTTACCTTTAAACTCAACGTTTACTAATTCAGTTGCATTTTTAATTAAATCCTCATTCTGTTTTAATTCTGTAAAACGTTGTTGTTTTTCCAAATCAGAATAGCCTTTATTCTTTTTAACTTCATTCATTTTGCCGACCAGCCAACCGTTATACTTTTTCTGTGCAACAACATCGTTAGCCCCTAATACTAATGGAGGTAATCCTAATTGTGTCCCGATAGCGTTTGCTTGATCGTTTGCTTTTTTACCTAAGTCAAAATGACCGTTATCCATATAGTCTCTAGCTGATTGTTTTAGACTACGGTATAACTCCATCGCATCTGAATGAGCTTGACGTTGTTTTTCTTCCGCATCGCTAGTCATACTTGCTGTTAAAGCGTTCATTAAACGAATACGATCAATGCCATCTAAGTCATCTGCATGTTCTGTTAAACCACGTCTGGCAACTCCATATCTTTTATTTTGAATATCGCCAGAAATAACAGTAGAGAATAACTTACTTGTAGCTTCACGCTGTGCATTTTCAATATCATCTTTGTTGTTGTAACCGATAATATTTTGCTGTTCTGCAACTAAGTCTTTTAACGTCTGCAAGTTTTGCTCAAAGACAGGAGTATTCCATGTTAAAGCAACATCGTTAATCTTGTTCTTTAACTCTTGACTCATAGCCTTAAGTTTATCTTGCATTGCCTTTTGGGCTTGAATAGAGTTAGCACGAATAAGAAAACCGTTTTCCATATCCTTAGTTTTCTTAGAGAACAAAAACTTCTGACGTGCATTTAAGTTCTTGTCTGTGTAAACTTCTCGTGCTTGTGCAATCTTTTCTGGTAGAGCGTCAAAGGCTTCTTGTGCCTTTGTACCTTGTAGGTTACTAGCTTCGTCTAGCTTAGATGATATGTCACGTTCAAAATCCAACGCATTAGTAGATGCATTAGCATCATCTTGAATATCAATAGTTACAGCACGAGCTTTAGCAAAAGACTGTAAAAACTCCTGTGATGCTTTTAATCCAGCTTTATCTAATCCGTTGTAATCTTGTACTGGTTGAGATGCCAAATTAGCTGGTTGTACATTCTGCTGTAAGTTTAAATTTATATGTGATAAGTCTAATAGTGTAGCCATTTTTATAAAGCATCCTTTGCTGAATATAAGCCCTTGTTGTACATATCTGCGCCATAGTAAGCCTTAGCAATACCAGAGCCTACGGTCATAAAACCATTGATAAATGGCGACCATAAGCTAGCCATCATGTTTTGTGCCTGCGCATTACCTTTAGCGACAATAGCCTGCGCTTGCATATTAACTGCTTGCTGGCGATACTGGCTAGCCTGTGCTTCAATATTGTCTCTTAATGTTTTCTGATTTTGGGCATGAATTAAACGCTGTGAGTCTTCTAATTCTTTCTTAGAGCCACTTGTCATTTTTACACCAGAACTTGCATTAGTCGTTTTAATATCTGCTAGTTTCTGTCTGTCTTTAATGCCCATATCCATAGCTTGCCAATCGCCTTGACGATAAGCATTAAACATATTCTGCATTGCCATGTTAGCTTGATAGTTATAGCTATCAGCTTGCGCTTGATAGTTTCTAGCTGACATCTGCCCTTGTAATACGTTTTTATAAGACTCACTAAAAGAACTAAAACCATTAACAATAGCATTGCCAACGCCTAGTTGAAATAAATCATTAGTATTTTTATCCCAATCACCAGAACCATCAACATTGTTAGTTGCATGGTTTGCCGAATTATATGATGCTACTTTAGGAAGATTGTATGCTGTGCTCATTAGTAAGTCCTTGTATTTTCAATAGTTAAATTATAAACAACGCCTTGTATTTCTAAAGGTAAGCTGTCTCTATGTTCAACAACAAGTGACGTATCTAACTGCCATGAACCGTCAACTGTTAATTGAGCCAGCTTAGACTTGTCACCATAAGGTTGATAATATTTATCATCAGTCTTAACCTTATATAACTTCTTTGCACTTGATAGATTAGCATAAACGTCACCATCGTGCATTAGTCTTAAAAAGACTTCTGATACGTTCTTGCTTGTGCCTTGTAACTGGTTAGCAGTCTGCGCTGTGATAGGCAATGTTTTCAGCTTACATAAATAAGGCAAGCCGACAGTAATATCATAGCCAGCTGTATCTAAAGATATAGCACCATTACGGACTACTTTGTTTGATTGAGGTTTGCCATCAACAAACACGCCAACAGTCTTTCCTTCCAAGTGACTTAATCCAGATACATTCTTAGTTGGTTGTGGAAATACGTTGTTTAAATAGCAATCCAAGTATCTATGCTTAGTAGGATTAGAACTAATAATTTGGTTAGACATACGCTCAACATAGCGTTTGCCACCACGATTAACAACTACATATAATCTATCTTCATTACCTTCTGTAATTGTGGCGCATCTCTCAAAATGCCCATCGGTCACAATTCTAGTCCATGCGCATAAATTCTGGTCTAAGTAAAGAGTGCAAGCTAACAAGTCACCGCTTGAACTTACAGCCCATACAATTTGTGTAGGTGCTTTTGATAAAGCCATATCCACAATATTCTTTTCATCAAACAGGTGAGGAGCACGAATAGAAATATCACTGGACTTGTAACCATCTGCCGAATAAGTGTACGCCATACCGTAAATGTGACCGCCACGATTTCCAGCAAATATAATAGTAGAGTTAACAACTAAAGGCTGTACATCGTTAGAGCCGATATAAGACTGAACTTTAACAGCGATTGAACTAGGCGTTAAACTATCAGAATTTTGTGTATATACACGTAACTCTGCTGAACCAGTCATTAGAATTAGCGACTGTAAAGCAATCATGTGTTTAATTCTATCAGCATCAGTTGTTACTGCTTCAATCTCAATTCTATCATCACCTAAAGATGGTTGATGATAACACATCAAGGACTGAAAGCCAGCATTAGTAAACCAAACTTTTAACGGATGCTCGATTGAACCAGCAAAAACTCTGCGCTGGTCGTATTGTGTACAACAGCATGGGTTATCGCCAGACTTTAATACAGTCTTTCGTTCTGCACTAAAAGTAGCTCCGTTTCCGTTAGCATTGATTACATAGATATTGTCTTTTAGAAACCCTAGGATTACATAAAATTTTGTTTCAGTTATAACACCATTCTTAGCAATACCAACTACATCAACAGGAACATCATCACTAACTACATATAGTGGAATTTCAGTTTCACAATCAGTCTGCGTTGTATTGTTAATCATATAAACTAGATCAACACCATTATCAGTAATTGATTGTAAAGTTTTGTTGTCTTTATACACAGATTGCTGATAAGTATAATTTGTATCAACTAGGTCTGTATAGTTAAACTCTTTATGAATTGTTTTGTTAGCAATGGCATAGTAATTAGTGCCAGTTGATGTGCCATTTGACATTTTTTCAACTATATTTACATCAAAGGTAATCTTGACTCTAAAGTTTTTATCTTTAAAAGATGCGTTGCCAAAGTCAATTTTAATATCCTTTGTTGAAATTAAAGCATAAGTAGCATCAACTTGACCCCAGTAAACTGTTTGGGACGGTCCGTGATTTTCTGTGCGATAATCTGATGGTTTTTGAGACAACAACTTAATTGAAAAGAAGTCACCGAGACCTTGTGTTATTACAGTAGCACCAGAACTGTTAATTAAAGTCAAAGCCGCTGTAACAATTAAGTTGTAATTATCAGCTGTATAATGTGTACTTGATGTCTGCTGTTGTGCAAACTGTACATTAGTAGTTATCTTCAAAGGTGGAATACACTTAAACCTTAAAGAATGAGGGGTATATAACAATCCTTGTGCATTGTAGCCATAAGTATATCCAGAACCGCCAGAGTCAACTTTAACGGAGCTTTCCACTACTTCCGTAGTTCCTGTTTCCGTTGAGATAAATGGTGTTTTATAGATAGGTGGTGTTGCAGAACCATCTGGGGTTGAGCCTTCATCAAAAATTGTTGTGTCTTTCGTTTCGCCCAAATAGCATTTCACACCAGCGACATCACGGTAAACTCTATATCTGTCTGCTCCGTTCACCCCAGACCAACCTAGTTGAATACGAACACCGTCATAATTATAGTTTCCGCTAGCTTCTTTTACTGCTGATGCGGGGCTTTCTATACCGTCTTTATCTAACGCAGTAACAACATAATCATGTAAACCGCTAACCATATTAAACCTGTTTTCAACAGGATAATAAAATACTGGTAACTCAACATTAGACCATAGCCCAGTTGGAGCTGGTAAAGTTGCTCCTGTCTTAACGTAGTTCCATTTCCAGTCATTTACAGAATAGCGTTTGATTTCGATAGGCGGAGTATGCAAACTGGTAATAGTTACTACATCGTTATTCTGTGAATAATGCAAACTATCAATAGCGTTAGCGTTTAGCGGTGTGCTCATCTTGTAAGGCTGTCCGTTTTTCATCACAACTTTTCCTTGTGATAGCACAGACATATAACCTGCGCCAAACAGCAAGACTAAAGTTTGGTCTGACGAGAACCTAAAGGGGACTAAGCGCACATGGCTATCATCATTAGGGACTTCAAAAACAAACTCAAAACCAGCACGACTACGGATAGAACCAGTAGGATTAACAATAAAGTTCTGTAAAATTTCAGCACCTGTCTTGTACCCACTATCATCAGTTCTACCCATCAAGGTTGGCGAAACTTCACCTCCAGAGAATGAATTAGATAAAATCTTTGTACCCATATCCAGCTCCTAAGTAACCTCGTGCCTTTATTAAATCTACATTCCGTTCTTCTTTTGGTTCATCAATCCATTCAACACCGATAGGAATATCATTAGTATGACAAACCTTTAGTGCTTGATATGCTAGCTGTACCATCTTAATTGATTGATTTTCAGCCATTACACCCTTTTGTAAGTCCGCAATTAAATAGCTAGCCATTAGATACTCTACGGCTTCAATAAAAGATGGCGGTAACAATGACATTTCTACAACAGCACTTTGATACTGCAATACAAAAGGTGCTTCCTTATTTGTAGCAATAACTAAGTTATTGTTAAAATTATACACCTTGTATGGAATATGCCTTTTAGGTGTAACTCTTCTAGCATAACCACTGTCATTACCTATATCATGTAGCTCTGTTGCTCTACGAAAATCAATAGGCAATGAATATGTAAACTCAAAAGGTGGATTAACAGCACCGTTAACCAAGTTACTTGCAAGGATAACTTCATTCTTGCTAGCAAAACTCCAATCATATTTGTCTAAGCACCTGTCAATACAAGGCTGTAAAATGCGACTGCAACTATCAGCTTCTTTTGATTGTTCTGTTAAACTTTCAATGTGTGTTCCTTGACCCACTAAGTTTAACGCATTATTGCAAATATCTATTTCTGTCATTGTTACACCATAAAAAAAAGGGACTATCTCTAGTCCCTCATTTTAACATAACTAATATAAGTTATACACCAGCGGTGAGCTTTTCTTGATTTGCGTACTTGTAGTAAACACCTTCGGTTGGAGCCACTAATACTAAACAAGCTGATAAGCCGTTTGCTAGTTCTGGCTGTTTCTCGCCAACTTTAGGTGGGCGACCAAGAGGAGCGCAATCACAAGCAGAAGTGCCTGTTGGTACTGCGTTAGGGTCTTCTGCTGTTCCCTCTGCTGACGGAATGTATCTAGCGCACATATAACGGTACTTCTTGTTAATCTGATTTAGCTGTACGTAGATAGTCTTACCAGCAGTTAGTTCTGCTTTCTTATACAAACCAGAGTCACCTAAGACGATAGGTTTTGTAATATCTGCTTCGTCTGAACCTACAAGCTGAATGCGTAAGTTTTTAGCAAAAGCACCATGGATAGTTACAGCAAGATAAACTGGTTTACCTGTACCGTAATCTGCATTAGTGCCCCAGTCAAAGCCATGCTGGGAGTAGGTTACATCTGTAACAACCTGTCTATCTGATAAGATGGACTGTGAGTCAACAATAGCCATTATTCTTTCTCCTTACTTAACGATAGACTCGTCACTTGAAATCTGATCGCACTGTCTTAATGGAATGCCCATGAATGAGGTCCATGCTGACTGTACGCCAAATTCGTTGGTCTTAGTATCGTACTTAATTACGTTAGAGTTCATACGCTCTGCCAAAGTATTTAAGCCAGCGAATGTATCAGAGTTCATGTAGATAGCTAAGTTTGATTTGCCAGACTTAGGAATTTTAGTCAATGCTTCTTTTAACTTAAGAATTAAGTTAGTAGTACCACCTGTCTGAATATTACCAGCACCGATACCCTGTCCTAATGATAAGTCGTTTAGGTCAATGTTGCAGATACGTGCACAGTATCTCCAATCACGAACCATTAAGCCTACCTGCCACTTATAAAGTGTTACAAAGTAATCATTATCGTAGCCGAGGTCGTCTTTCATTAACTGATGACCCATATCAATAGTCTGTAAACCTAGCTTTGATCCTAAAGGATAAGGGCAATATACATTGTCACCCCAACCTACGATATAGATTGAAGTTACATTTTTTGCCTTTGCAGTAGCATTACCATTTAACACATTCTTTGCCGAAGCATCAACAGACAGGTCTAAGTGAGAGTAACGAGTAGCAAGACCATTAAAGCCTTCCTGTGCGTTTGTTCTATCTCCATAGAAAAGTTCATGGGCGAAAGACTTACCCATTGCTTCGATAAAGGCTTTTTCTTCTGAACTTCTAAACTCTGCTGATGAACCGTTTAAGTTTGAGGTGTCAACATCTAACTTAAACTCTGCCTGCATCATAGCGCATGTTTCGGTTACATGTGCTACTTCTGTCTTTGAAGGCTTAACACCACGACCTAACTGTTTAAAGTAAACTTCTGGGTCGCTGGTACGTACTGTCTGCTGGTCGCCTGTTGGCAAGTTGCCTTCTTTAAAAACTACATCTGTTAAGATTTCGTTAGTTTCGTTTAAGATTTCAGCAATCTCTGCAACGTTGCCTTTAGGATCAAGACGCTTAATTAAATCCGCCTGTGATAGCATTAAACCGTTGAGAAACGCTGGCTTTGCAATAGCTGGCATTTATTTAATCTCCTATATAATGCTACCTTAATCTGGGATTAACTACTGGTCTGGGCTACCCCATAGTTCTGGTGACTTAGGGTATCTGCGCTTGTTACGTTCATAAGCACTCTCTTCATGCACCTGTGAACCCTTTACAAACCTGTCGTCTGATAACATTTTACCTGTGCGAGCAAGCAATTTAAATAAACTAGGGCGAAAACCAAAGCCCTCTTTAACAAAGGATTTTAAGTCATCATCACCAAAAGTATTCAATGCTCGTGACACATAAGCCTTAGACTGTTCTAAGTTATCACCGCCAAACTCTCTATCAGCAATAACTTCTTCTTTCCAGCCCTTAGCCATATCAGCCCATGCAACCATATTCTGACGTTGTACTTCCTGTGCTATATTTTTAACATTCTCATCATACTTAGCCTTTAGAGTGTTTGCCTGTCGCTGTGTAAGACCCGCTTCCTTAAAGGCATCTGACACGCTACTGACATCTTCTGCTGGAATTTCTTTGCCATTCTCATCAAAGAATTTATAAGCACCATCTGCTGGGACTTCATCTAAAGGGTTGTTGACTTTAGGGGCTAACTCCTCTTTCTGGTCCTGTGTCTGCTCCTGTGACTGCTCACCCTCTTTGCCATCAAACCAACCATCAGAAATATCATTAGTCTGTTCTGACTGTGGCTCTGCCTGTGGAGCTGTCTGCTGTGGTTCAACCTGTGGTGCGGACTGCGGTGCTGTCTGTGGCTCTGCGGTCTGTGCGGTTGGTGTTGCTGTCTGCGCTACATTATCCATAATTAGATTTCCTCATCTTCAATTTGTCTTATTGTTTCTTTTGACAAGCTATTTAATAAACTTTGTACTTCTAGTGTAACACTTCTTCGCCCTTCATTAAAAGCCATCTGAATAGGATTAATACAACTATTCAAAGCATTAGGAGGAGCAATAGATAGAATACGCTTTAATACTTTTCTTCCGTTAGGTGATTTAACAACTTCACTCAAAGCAATATCAAAGCGTTCTTTCTTAGTCTCGTTAATACGTTCTAAGTCCTCTTGATATTGCTTTTGGGCTACGTCTCTTTCAAAACTTGTTTGCATTATGCTCCTAAACTATCCTGTGCTGTCTGTAACTGCTGGTTAGCTAAACTTGCTTCTGTTCCAGATTTCTGTGCTTGTGCCAACTGCTGTGCTGTCAATGACTGCTGTTGAGCTTGATCTAACTCTTGTTGCTTCTGCTGTGCTTCTGCCTGTTGCTGACGTATCTGATTTGCTTCCTCACGGCTACGTAAGATTTGTGGATCAACGCCAATACGCTGTGCATAAGCATCAATCAAACCGTCTGTATCAACACGATTTAATACATCTGGGAACACACTGGCTAAGTTCATTGTGGTTGACATAAAGCGATCAACTGAATTTAAGTCAATAGCTTTCTGTGCCTGTGCTAATACAGACTGAAACTCAACCTGCAATGACACATTCTCAATCTGGCGAGGGGCTGGTGGTAATACCCCAGACTCTGCCAAACGAGCTAAAGTAATATTAACATAAGGCTTTAAGCACTCATTGTTAATACGCTCTGCAACAGAACCCAAAGCTAACATCTTTTCTTCTTTTAAAGCATAAACTTCAACCGTTGTCTTACGATTATTCATTGCTTCTTCAAGAATTAAGAACTGCTTTACAAACAAACCTTCTTTAATGATGTTCTGTAAGTTAGCAATATCCTGTACCAAAACGTTAGCATCGCCATTGTTTTGTAGCATAGGTTTGATAGCATTTACAGCATCATTACCAGCGGTATAATTCAGTGCACCAGCTTTTAGGCTAATCTGCCCGTTTCTTGCTGATTGTGGCACCAAGAGTGGCGGATGCGCCATCTGGTCTATCATCTCTAACTTACGATAGATTTCTTGTTGCAGTTGCTTTACATCTGGTAATAGCTTGATGCAAGGCGATGTACCATAAGGGTCGTTACCTAAAACTTCCCATCGTGGTACAACACAAGGAAACAAGTCATAACCGCCTTCACTTACGACTCCACCGTTATCACCAGTTTCAGCAGACAAGTCTAAGTAGTAAGAAGCAAAACGTTTTTCAGTTGCAAACTTACTTGTCACGTCACGATCATCTCTAGGCTCAATCGCTTGAATAAATCGCCAATAAGCCTGTAAATAACCAGAGTCATACGCTTGCTGAATACTCCTTGAAACCTTGTCATATCCAAACTGTCTAACAGCCTGTGAAGTTGTAAGCTCAAACTCTCTATATAAAGTATTTACATTACCAGCACTATCACTACCGATTGCAAACTCACCAGCACTTAACAAGTGATTTTCAATGATAGTAAAAGGGCTTTCAGTAATGACATTAGCAGACACACCGAAAAGAGCTAACTCTTTGTACATCTGCTGTAACACTGTATAAGTATTTGAAATTTCAAATGTTCTCTGTAAAGCTGACTCGCACTGGCTCAACCATACAGAAACCTCTTTGTCTTTTTGTAAGTCTGGGTCGGTGGTAACTAAGCTGAACCATGAGCGACTAGGGCTTGATGCACTTGACATCATTCCACTGGATAAAGTGTCCAAACTTCTTTCAGCAGTGCTGTCAAGTATTAAGTCAAAGCTCCTGCCTTCACCATGATTACCAGCATTAAACCTTCCACTGAATGGGGAAATGTAACGTGATACATCTTTCCACATTGTAGAATGATAGTTACGCTGTGTCTTAAGCTGTTCATATCGACTTAATAAATATGAACGCCTTTCATTAGGTGTAGCTTTCGAGAACTTTTGCATTTACTTAGAACCAATCATCAGCTGAATTTAAAGAGTTAGTTGAGCCTAAAGCACTACCAGTGCCTACACCACTAGCTCCACCTTCGTTGAAAATTGAAGTATCACCAACAGTGGTGTCATCAATTTTCTGTACTTTTTCAGCGTTCTGTGCGTTCTGTCTAGCCTGTTCCTGTGCCTGTGACATCTGTTGAAGTTTTGATGCCTTTTCCTGTGCACGTGTCTGTTTGTTCGCTGACTGCTTAGCCATTACTGCGCTTGCGGTTGTTGCGGTCGCAGCGATCGCAGATGCTATGATAGCTCCTACTCCTGCTTCTACTCCCATAAATTGTTCTCCCACACATAGATTATTGAACGTCTTTTGAATATCTTATTATATAACTTTTCCGCTCTGGTATTAGCTGTTGCTGTGAATAAAACTTGTACGCAATTCAATTCTTTAGCCTTTTCTTTAATAGCATTAAGTAAAGCTGTACCTTTTCCAGCTTTTCGTGCACACTTCATTACATACAAGTCACTTACGTTGCCAACGATGGTGTCATTATGCCAAAACTTTTCGACAAAAAGAACACCAAAACCATAGCAATGATTGTCATTTCCGACAATAGCACAACACTTTGCGCCTTTCTCATCTAACAACAAAGCATAATTGCGATAGTATTCAAGGGCACTAACAGCTTTTTCATTTACAAATCCTGCAATCTTTGCATACTCTTTGATAACTTCCACAACGCCGTGCATACGCAACATATCACTAACGGAAGTCCATTGCAGTGAATATTGAACCACGATCATTTCTCCTTTCATCTTCAAAAACTGTGAATGGATTTATGTCATCGACAACTGTCTGAACCTTTGTTTTAACAAAAGGGTTATGTTCTTGTAGCATATTTTTATCAAAATCTACAAAGAATGTTAAAGCCAAAGCATCAGCTCTATCTGGACTCTTGCCATGCAATCTCTTCTTAATTGCTTCTTTAGCTTCTAGCTTATACTTACCATCTGGCATTGCTTCATATAAAGGCATTGCCAATTCCTGTACTAGGTTTTGATCGTCTGGGATTGAGCCACCTTGCTTTAACCATTCTTGCAACTTAAACCATAGCATACAACGTGTATTAAAATATTGCTGGTCCGATGTCACACCAGAAAAATTAACATCAAATACATTGTTCATACCAAACGCACGTAAGAAATCTGGCAAGCCACACCCCATTCCTGTACCATCAACAAAAATTGCACGAGGTTGTTTTTCGTCACAAATCTCTTTGATGTGTATTGCCTGTTGATAAAAGTCCATGTGATTAAACATGATAGGAGGATATGCTTGATAGCCTTTTCTAAAGAACAGAACAGTCTTATCTTTGCCATATCGAGCAACATCAATACCTAACACTAAAGTTGAATACTTAGCGTATGTAGGGTCAACATCTCGATTGATTGCACCCTTTGCCATAGATAATGAGATAACTTGATTATCAGCAGAAGCACTGAAATCACATAACATCTCACGGCGAAATACCTCTTCTGGGACTGTTCGCTTGTACTCCTCAATTTCCTCTGGTGGTAATGCGCCTGTTTCTTCGCATGTATAGGCTTTACTATACCAAAGGTCTGATGTTGCTGGCATATTAAACAGTTCACTAAAAAGATTTACCCCTTTAGGTGTACCGATAAATAAAGCCCAACCTTTGCTATCCATCAAAGCTGGTCGCACAGCATCATACCAAGTTTCTGGCTTCATCTGCGCAACCTCATCCATAACCACGCCAGCCAGCTTAACACCACGAATACGGTCTGGGTTATCAGCACCAAACAACTGAATAGAGCTACCAGTCTTATTAAAAGTGATTTTTAATTCAGACTCCATGATCGTGATTACATCTTCTGCGCTTTTGTTTCTGCGTTTCTCTGCTTCTTGAAATTTTACGAATGGGTCAAAGATACGTTTCAACACATTCCACGCAATGACTTTAGCTTGTGCACGTTCTGGGGCAATGTAACCAAACAAGCAATCCTTTTTAGTAGTTGCTTGCTGTGCTAAGATATTACAGGCTAATACTGTCTTACCACCACGTCTGTGCACTGCAATGACAGTAAATCGTTTCATGTGCTCTGAAACTTCTTGTTGCCATTTTCGTGGTATAACACCTAATTGTATGTTGACATCTCTCATAGATTAACTTTAAATCCTGTGTTAATTATCAGATTTACACCGTTGTTACTGCTATTATTACTTCCTGTGCCAGCATATTCTGGGTTCATTACTTTAGCCATAGCAAGGTTGTAATTAGCTTTTAACTGACAAGCCTTAACAAAAACGCTGTCAATCTCTTCACCCTGTAAGCATTTCTGATATGGCTCTGATGCTACATGATAACCTTCTAAAGCTAATAGCTCCCCACGTTTAGCTTTTGCTGATTGATATGCTTCTTTGTACTCTTCTGATTTACATAACTTACCTAATGTCACATCACTAATATGAAGTGTCTGGGCAATAGTATATAAATCGACATCTGGTCTTGACCCATACTTCTCAAACATAGCTATGACATCATTATGTTCTAGGTTAGCAATAGCATGATTAGAGCCTTGAATGACGTCATACTTTTTGTCTAATTCTTTTACTTCTGGGTCTGTCGTTTCAACATGCCACTTGTACTTTTCAACTTTTCTTTTAGGTTGAGGTACATCTTCAACATCAAAATTATCTGACATTTTTGTATAACTCCAATAACTTGTTGTAATAAGTAGCAGTTATATCGCAATCTCTAGCAACTTCTAATTGTTGTTCATATAATCGTTGAAATTTCGCATGGTCCTGTCTAACGCATCGGTCCTTCTTTTCTGTTGCAGTTCTTTCGGCAGTTCTGGTATCTGGGCGCAATGTTGTGTCGCTACTGGTATCTTTTGTGCGCAACTGCTCAATGTTAAACTTAGACAAAGACATAAACTTATTGTTGATATTAGATGTTTCATTGTTAAGTTCTCCTAATTTAACCGTTAAAGTCTCTGTATTCTTTATGGTTTTTTCTAATGCTTCAACATGACTCTTTTGTTCTTGTTCCTGTATCTGTAAAAGCATAGCGTTCATTTCAGCTTCAAAGTAAGTTGATGTTACTTTCCAGCCGATGAACAAACCTAACAAAAGAAAACTAATACCAACAATAGATAGTCTTTTCATTACATATAACCTAATCTGAAAATTTCATACTCTGCATTTCTACGTCTGGTTAGCCCCATATTAGGTTTCTTGTTTACCTTGTTCCATTTTAAAAACTCATTGCCAGCTCGTAATTTGTCGCCTTTTTCTAAGTAATCAAACAAACTTGAATGTAACCATGCGCCATATCCGATGTTATAAGCTAATGAGACTAGCATATCAAATTCATGCTGATTTACTTTTATATCATTAATGTCTAAAGCAAAAGACACATTATGAGAGAACTTGCTAATATCTTCCTTAAAAAGTTCATCAGCTCTCTCTTGTGTAATCTTTAGTCCCTTAACAACGTCTTTGCCTGTATGCCCGTAGCCGATAGTAAGCACACCAGCTGGGCATGGATAAGACTCTAACTTGCATCCTTCAAACGACTTAATAAAGTTAATACCTTGTTGACTGATTTGCATTTGTTTTATTCTTTAACCATCTCTTAATTGTTGCGGTAATACAGCCTGTACCAATATAGCCAACAGCTGTACCTAATGGAAGCAATACCTCAATAGGAAGGCTGAAGTATCGCATAATGAATAGACCACTGGTAGAACTTATCATTGAGCACATAAAACACTCCGTAATACGTGTAGATAAGCCTCTAATCGTAAATCCTCCTGTACGCAAGAAAGCCATAATAAATGCGCACAGTCCGCTTCCTACGCTATATACTACCTCTCCGTTTCGCTCCAAGAACTCGAAGATTTTATCCATAGGTTTGCTCCAATCAATTACTATAATTTGTATTATACCAAACTAGCAATAGCTTCCTCAACGCTTAACTTGCGTAAGCGATGATAAAAGCGATAGTAATCAACTTTCCAAAAGCGACACATTTCAGCAAAGCTATTAAATTCTTTGCCTGTATGATCTCGTGCTTTTATTTTGTAACCTTTTGTTGGGTGGGGCTTAGAAAAATCAAAAGTACGATACTCGCCACTAGCTACTATCTTTCTGATAAAGCTACGACTCATACCGTACTTGTTTACTGCCTGTCGAATTGTTAAAACGTCACCATCATAGAATGTATATGACTTTGCCTGTACTTTCATACTTACGTTGTACTCTCCTGTAATACTTTAACCGATGCAAGGTTTCGTACTTAGCCAAAAACCTTGCTTCGGTATAAGTTAGTCGTGGTTGTACCTCTCGGTACTGTTTAATCAAATTTTTAATTTGTTGTTCTGTGTATTGCATAAAAAAATCGCCTACGATTTAACGTAAGCGACTCCTTCTAATTAGAATGGTAAATCATCATCATCATCTGCTGATAAAGATGGTTCTTGTAAAGTTTCAATAGCATCATTCATTACTGGGTCTGGGTTGTTTACTGCACCATTTAATGGCTCGCTAGGGTAAAGTTTATTATGTTCTTCTATTAACTCTAACTGCTTAACACCCAAATCTTCTGGTTGTTTTGTGCCATTACATTTCTCAACAAAAGAGAAACCATTAGGGTCATAAATCTCAAAGTCATTAACAGCATAACCGTTATAATCATCTGTATGAGCAATAACAATCTTAAACTTAAGACCAATCATGTTAGGGTATGACTCCCACCACACATGGCGGTCTTGATAATCGAATGAATGTTCATCTGCATCTTCTAAGAAGTTTGGTCTCTGCATTGAACATAACTCAAAGAAGTCTTGCAACTTAACTGGGTTATGACCTTCTTTACCATCAGAACCTAAGTAAGCACCTCTGATTTTTACTCTAAACCATTCATTAGTAGCATTGTCGATAAGAATTAAATTCAGCTTCTGTGCGTAATAAGTACCACCTTTCTTGCTAGTCTTCTCTTCTCGCTCTGTTCTTGCATACGCAATGGTTACATCTAAAATTTCACCCGCAAAATATTTCTCACGCTGAACATACTTATCAGCATAATCAGCACCAGCTTCTGTATCATAACCACCATTTGCTTCCATTTCAACCATTGCCTTTCTGTCGTAATTCTTTTCAAACTGCATAATAGTCACCTTACTTTAAAATCTTTTTCATTTCAGCACAAGCATCAATAATTGATTGCTCTTTCTTTAAATCATCAGCTAAAGACTTGTACTTATTGATAAGTTCTACTTTTGTTGCTGATTTTTTAATATCCTCAATAATTGAACTTAAATCAACAACTTCTGCTTCCTTAACTTCATTTAACTGCTGTACCTTTTGCACTTGCTCAACAGCCTTAGTTGCACGTTCTGCGCCTGTTGTTACCACTTCGGCTGGCACATCTAATGGGTCTTGATGGTTATTGTAAGCAATATCCTTAACCTCATCGTCTGTGTACACGCCCCAACCAAAAGCGTTAGAACAAGCGATACACATTGCTCTATTTTCTAGCATACGCAATGGTCTTTGCAACCAAGCAGTAGAACGTGAATTAAACTCTTCGTTAAAGTAAGCTGTACCTTCAACCTTACCCAAGTTACCCTGTGAGTCAATACGAGTAATAACCGCTGTCACATAGTCACAGTATGTAATCTCTTTGATATTACCTTTACCGTCTTTTTTGTTTACTTTCTTAAATTCTGGGCGAACGTAAGTCAAAGAATTAAACTGTGGTGACTTAGCCATAGCTTGCTGGAAACCAGCTTTAGACACACCTGTAACTAAACCGTCACGACCTTTGAACGCATAAACACCAGACTTTAAGGGGTCAAGGTTCATTGACTTTGCTTTAATCATTACAGCTAAAACATCTTCGTCTGTAATAGCTGTGCCCTGTGGAGCATGAATTTGCTGTCTAACAAAATTTACAAGTACATCAGTTGCGTATGATAGCTCTAATGATTTCTTGATTGTGTCAATAAGCTGTAAAGCATTACCTGTTTTTGCAGTAGGCATCTTTTAATCCTCTTTTGAAATTGTGTTTAAAGTTACGGTAATATTTTCTGTCTCAAATTTTTTATACAGTTCACCATCATAGTCTTTAAACTTCTTTGTATCAAACTTTTTAACTGTCTTTGTAATTTTAGTTGCAAGCAAATCACCATTAATCGAAATTAACTTTTTAGCATCACCCATACGTTTCTTAATTCTTGCAGTAAGTTCTGTCTGTCTGTCTTTTAAACTAGACATGTTTGCTTTGATGTCATTAAGCTGATTTAAGTCATCAAGCATCAGTGCATCAGCAAATACAGAGTCGTCTTTAACTTCTGGTTTATCTTCGTCTTCCTCTTCGGTTTTAGGAAGTGGGACCTCTGGAATGACATGCTCGAACATAAAGTCGTCTTCTGCCTTGATGATCTTAGCAATCATGTCATTATCACGCTTAATCTTAAAGACTTTTACTGATGGGTTGTTAGTCAACCAAACTGCTAACCACATGTAAGGCTTATCAGTCAAATATAACTGCTTCTGGCACTGGATATAATATTCAGTAGGAATTAAATCATCAACTGAAATCAATTTACCTTTAGCGTTAAAATCACAACCACGACCAAACTTGCGCTTACCATCTGGTTGCATAGGGTTCTGATATGCTGTTTTTAATTCAACTGGTGTACCATCAAGAGTTAAGCGGTCAATCTGACATTCACTCCATGGGCGTTTTTTATCTTGAATAGTCTTACCATCAACGGTAGGAATACGTGTTGTCATAGTGAACAACTGCGCTATGATAGGTTCTGCTAGATGACCTACAACAAACAGCTTATTTTCGTTTGGAGTTGAATTATCTAAAAAACCTGTCATAACATCATAAACGTCTTCGGCACTGGTCCACTTGTTTACACCCATGATCGCACTCACTGATGAACCGCCAATAGAAATTCTATGTGCCCAGTTCACTTCAAGTAATTTATCTACCTTGCCTGTTGTCGGGTCAAGGTAATTATTAAGGCACTGTTTCTCAACCTTGTGCTTCCAGTCCAAATAGGTCTGAACTCTATCCATTTTCGCTACCTCTAAAAAAAACAATTAAAACTTTAAATTTTTAAAAAACTCTTTATCAAACTTAGGAAACATCTCCCAGAATTTAATCTCTGGATATTTCACATACATTGTACAAAACCACTGCATAGGCATACCTAAACGACCCCATGAGTAAGCGGTCGCAGTAGTAACTGCTAAATCAGCAACAATTCTGCGAATACCTACGTGATGGACTAAAATTGTACTAAACTCTGGTTCTAATCTTTTTTGTAACATTTGTTTTACCTCGTTATTGAACTTCGATGATTACAGTATAAAGCCAAAATAAACATTGTCAAATCTTTTTTTTAATTTTAAATATTTTTTTATATATAACGTAACCTTTGCTTGTTACATGCTTTGTATAAATTATACTAACGGCGGAATTTTCTCTACAAGTTTTATTGCGCCTTCGGCGCTTAGTCTGTTAGGAAGTGAATTTTTAGAAAAAGAAAAGAACCAAAAGAAAAAGAGAAAAGATATATATACAATTTTTATCTCTCTCTTTGTTTCTCTTCTTCTTCTTTTCTTTGCTTCTTTCTTTTCTTCTTCTTCTCTTTTTTCTCTCTCTGTAAAATCAATAACTTAACCTCTATTTTTAGACTTAAATAAACTATGCTAAAATTTTATTTGCTTTTAGTTTTAGTTTGTTCTAATATTTACATATCGAAATCTAATAAAACGAGGTAGCGAAAATGACAAAAAACAACAACTTTGAAATCCCAAAGACACCACAGGACCTAGAGCCTATGATGTACGAATATATCAACACACACCTTAGACGTTATCCAAAGCTAGTATGCTTAGATGTTCCTATGCAAGCACTAAGTTTTTATAATTACTGGAACGACTTAGATTGGAAACGAGGTAAGCATCCTATCAAGTCATTAAGTATGACAGTAGCAACATGGTTACTAAACGCACAAAACAGAGTACCAGACTACAAAATGAAACAGTACATGAAACAGCATAATGCTAGCTTTACCATGAAAGACCTAACCAAACCAGAAAACAATTTTGTATTAGAGGACTTACGCTAATGTTTACAGATAAAAACTTAGAACACTTAAGAGCAATTTTTGAAGTTTATGATAAACCTTTCACAAAGAATATCGCAAAGATTTACGCTAGTTGCTTATCTGCTTTTGATGAGGAAGCTATCGAAAAAGGCTTAGACCTAGCTAGTGCTTCTAGTAAGTTTTTGCCTAAGCCAGTTGATATTATTGACTGTATCAAGAAGGCTTACAAGGTTGACGATGAGTCTTTAGAGCTTAGAGCATCTGGTGTTTACGAAGAGCTAGTTAGAAAGTGCTCAAACATTAGCCCCTACACTTCAATCGTATTTGCAGATAAAAGAGCTTTTGTAGCTTTTAGATTTGTTTTTGGTGATGGATATGGAGCATCACAAATTCTAGCAGACAATTATCAGTCACAAGCTATGCGTAAAGAGTTTATCAAAGCCTACATGAGAGTTAAGACTCTAAAAGACTTTGATCCTGTTATCTTTGCACAGTCAACCAGCCTTGAAAGAAACTACGTTGTTTTTATCGGTGATAAGGATAAATGCGAACACATTGCTAAAAACGTGTTTAAACGCTATATTCTGATTGATAAAAACGTGAATATGAAATCTATTGAAAACAAGTGCAAGGTTGATGAAAAAATCTTTGATGATATGCTTTCAAGTTTATCTAACTTCTTTGGAGTTTTAAATGTCAAGTAATGCAGAGATGGCTTTAGCAACCATTTTTGCAAAACCAGAGAAATGCTATGAGTATATCTGTGAGCAAAACATTTTTAACCCAGAAGATTTTGATACGCCTTTTCGACCTATTTTTATAGGCTTTTACTCAATTTTACAAAAGTACAAAACATTAAACTATGAGCTTGTTTTTGATTATGCTCAAAAAAACAAGCAATCATGGAAGATGTTTTGTGACGTTTTAAATTCTTTTGAAGGTAAAGATGTAGTCCCTAGTGTACTTCCAGAGATTGCTAAGGAGCTAAAGACCGAAGCGACACGCCGTAAAATTTTTACGTTGTCTGAAAATATTAAGGCTCTTTCAGATAAGAAAAGTCTAACAAGTTCAGAACTAGCAACAGAAGTATTTGCTTTATGCTCTCAACTGAATATTGTACAAGACACAGACCCAGAATCTGTTTTTACGGTCTTTCAAGAGTTACTTAAGGACTTAAAAGATAACAGCGATACTGCTGAATTTATACCTACTGGGTATTCTCTTTTAGACGAAAAAATAAAAGGATTATTTAAAGGCGGTTTGAATATTATCGGTGCTCGTTCTGGTGTTGGTAAGTCTGCTTTTTTAATAAACCTTGTACTAAAAATCTTAAGTCGAAAAGATGTAACTAAGCCTTGTTTATTGTTTTCATTAGAAATGCCTAATAAACAAGTTCTTAGCAGACTCTTATGTTTAGCTGGAAGATTAAGGCATAATGATTTAATTGAACATCGTATTGGAGCAGAGCATTATCAGCGAATATTAGCAACACTCCAACAGATGGCTAACATGAAAGACGGAAAAGTTGAAAGTCCTAAGTTATTTTTTGATGACTCTACTGGTCTTTCAATGGGCGACTTAGTATCTAAGTGTTACAAGTTGGCTAAAGAATATAACGGATTAAGTCTAATCTGTGTTGATTACTTACAGTTAATGAAAACAGGTAACAAGGCACAGAATAGAACTTTAGAGATTGCGGAACTAACCAGACAACTCAAATTGATGGCTAAGGAATTTAACTGCCCTGTCATAGCACTGTCACAGTTAAACCGTAGTATCGAACAGCGCAGAGAAACTACACCACAACTTAGCGATTTGAGGGAGTCTGGTGCGATTGAACAAGATGCTGATTTAATTTTGTTTATTACTAGAGATACACAAAACCCAGCAGACAGAAGTGCAAACATCTATATCGCAAAGAACCGTAACGGTGAAACAGGTATGATACCTTTTGTTTATGAAGGTGAATACTTTGCTTTTAGCGAAAAGATTGATAGCTTTTCAGCCTATGAAGAGGACTTAGACAATGACCCAGATGATGAAAAATGATTTTCAATGGGGGCAAAAATACGTTAAGTTACATCTTGCCGATACTGTTGTTGAAGCGAGAGAAATCATAGTCCCCTTGCCACCATCTAAAAACAAACTCCATGAAGTTAATTACGTAGGAGTTAAAGAAGTTTTTAGTCATCAGTATGTTAATTCTAAGAAAACAAAGCGTGGAGTCATTAAGGCTTCAACCGAATATAATCGTTGGAAGTCGTCAACAGCTAGAGAATTAAAGCGTGGTAAAAAACCTCCTATTGATGAGCCTTGTAATGTTCTTATTACTGTTGTTTTACCTAACGCTAAAAGTGACCCTCATAACTATGAAGAAGCCTTTTTTGATGCGTTACAGGTAGATCAATGTGTATATACCAACGATAAGTTAGTTAAGTTTCATGTGCTTAAAGGCGAAATAATCCCAGATTGTGCGCCTTTTATCTTAGCCTATGTCTTTGAATGTTCTAAGTATTCTTTTGACTCTTTATGTGTAAAGAAAGAAAGAATAAAAAATATTGCAGAAATTATAAAAAATGCTTGTGTTTTATAAAAATTGATATATACTGAATACATAAAGTTAATCAAATGAGGTAGCAAAAATGATATTAGCAAAAGACCATTGTGGTCGAGAATACAAATCATTATCAGCAATGGCTAGACAATGGGGTATTTCTGTAAACACTTTTATGACAAGAATAACCGTTTTAGGTTGGACTATTGAAAAGGCATTAACAACTCCAATAGGCGATAACGCACAACACAAAAAGCCCATTACTTACAAAGGAGTCAAGTATGACTCATTAGGAGAGTTCGCAACTGCAATGGGTATCAAGAAAGATATTGTATATGCTAGATATAAAGCAGGATATACAGCAGAAGAGATTGTAGAAGTTCCTTTTAGAATGTCATTAAAAAATTGGAGGGTAAATCATGAAACTGAAATTTAAAGTATTAGACGGTGGAATTTTGCCAACAAGAGCACACAGAGAAGATGCTGGCTTTGATTTGTCCTCACCTAGAAATGCGGTTCTTTGTGGCGGTACATCCCGTATTAAATTAGGTGTTTGTGTAGAAATACCTAAAGGCTACTTGGGATTTATTATAGGCAGAAGTTCATTAAATAAAAAAGGCGTTTCCTGTTTAACAGGTGTAATTGATAGCGGTTATACAGGCGAAATTGCTGTAATTTTAAATACTGTTGGTACTTTAGCAAGGATTAAAAAAGGCGATCGTATCGCTCAATTAGTAGTAACTAAGTTAGCTGATATTGATAATGTTGTAGCTGTGGATAAGCTAGATGATACAGAACGTGGTGCGGGTGGTTTGGGCAGTACAGGGGCTTAATATGGAATGGGAAGATGTTTTAGCACATGTTGCAGATATATTCTTTAGTTTTCTATTCTTTGCAATTGGAGTTATTTTTGCGTTTGGAGCTTGTGGAGTAGCCGTTGGTGTTCTTTGTTCTATTTTAAAATGGTTTGGATTGACTTTGGAGTGATTTTGGAGTGATTTAAAATGAACGGCGATTTTATAAACATTACAATTCAAGAAGTATTGGATAGATTAGGCTGTTTCCCAGATACGCCTTATAACTATTTTGTAGTAGAGGATCATAAATATTTTACAAGCTCACCCATTGGCGATAACTTTTTAAATAATTTATGTTCTGATATTGATGATTGTTTTTCTTTAATGTGTAAAGTTTATGGTGACAAGGATAGCAACTTTTTTGACAAGTATGTAAACTTTAATGAAAAGCTAAGAAAAGATAAAAAATTTAAACTTGAAGTTATAGATTATATTTGTGAAAGTTTTGCATTAAACGCTGAAAACGAATACTTGCGTTATTTAATACCTATTCAAACAAATGGTGACTGTTCAGAATTTACTATTCTATGGAGAAATGATGATGTTTGGAGTGAAATGACTTTAAGTTTAAAATCTGTAATAAGGTGCGTACACCTCAATTTTTAATTAGGAGTTAAAGATGAAAAAGGTTTTTGAGAAACAAGATGTAATTGGTGTTAATTCATGCGAGAATGTTCATATTAACTGTAAAGGGTATTTCTTTAATAAGATACCAAAGGACTTAGTAATTCCTAAAAGCCAAGATGCTTTCTTTTTAAAAGTAATTAACAGCTTAAAGGGTGACTGCTTTGGTACCATTAGTGGCTTATGGCAAGGCGATAAAGTAAGATATTACCCTTATTTTGTACCAGCAAGCCTTGTTTTTGAGAAGCTAGAACCTAGACCATTTAAAACTTTCAAAGAATGTTTTAAAAAGATTGATAACCTTTTAGATGATGATGATATTGATGTTAACGGGGAGTTAGGTATTCGTTTTGATTACAGAGTAAAAGGGCAACGTGAATTACGTACCGCTTTGGTTACTTCACTTAGAAGACAAATTACTGATGATGGTAAAGAGATTAGATATTTAAACAATTTGAGTCTTGAGCACTGGTTTGAAAACTACGAATTACTAATTAACGGTGACTGGGTTCCTTTTGGTATTGAAGAGTAATTAAAGAAAGGTAGTGGAATATGATAGATGAAGATAAAATATTTACTCTTGTCTTACGTAAAGAAATATTTAACATGACAAGAGAGTTACAAGAAGCATTTACTTTCTTAGTAAATATTGATAGAGATTTAAGTCTAAAGCTAGATGGTGATACCTATCGAAAATTTACCTATGTTTTAAATGATTTTGATAGAGTCTTTAGAAGGCTTGAATATTACGACCAACACGGTGATACTTTTGTTAGAGAAGAGGTAAAAAAATAATGTTTGGTGCTATTGTTATGGTGTTAATGCTTGTAACTGTAATGGGCTTTATGTGTGCTTTAAACGGCTTAATGCCAAAATGCTTTGAGCGTTTGATAAACGCATTAGCTCAAAGAATTGAAAAAGGAACAAAGTACACTGTAATTGAAAGAATAGAAAAGATTAAAAGTTAAGAGGTACAAAATAAAATGAATTTTGATGTTAAAGACGTAAAGTCATGGCACAACAGACATGACGTGAAAGTTGGTGATGAAGGATATGTTGCAAATGGTATCAGCAAGTTTAGAGAATTAAACATTGACGATGCTAAGTGCGGAAAAGTTAGCTATATAGATAATAATTGGAACTTATGCTTTAAATCTGATGTTGATCCATTTACTTGTTACGCTTTCTTTTTACCGTTAAAAGCTGTCAAAAAGGAGTATAGACCTTTTAAGGATTTATATGAATTTTATAAATTTATATCTTTTGGCTGTTTTGTCGCAAGGGAAGATTTTACTCAAAATATGTTATTAAAAATGGGATTTACATACAGAGAAAAGAAAGCGCCACATATCGCACATACACAGATAATCAATAAAATTGATTTTGATTTATCAGATGATCCTTGTAGTCCTTCCATTGAGGGGAGAAGTTTAGGACTGTGGTTTGACTATGCTGAAATTATAAACTACAAAGGCGATTGGCAACCTTTTGGCATTGAGGTAAAAGAAGATGATTAAGATTAAAAGTATTATAGAAATTACTGGGGTGCTTGCAAGAGCAGAATTAAAGCCAGAATTTGAAAAGATGTCACTAAGAGAACTTAGAAAAGATATTTTAAATCATGTCCCAGAATTTGAATATAACATTCAAGGTGTTGTCGGACGTCAAAACAAAGTTCGCATAAAAAAAGTTGTAGTTACAGAGGAGTAAAAAAAATGAGTAAATCGACTGATACACACAATATCCAGCTAACTAACTTAGAAATTTTTGTACTGGAATTTATCTTAGAAGATTTTGACGTGGAGTTAGAGCTAAGCTCTAAAGACGGTAAAAAAATATCTTTACCGAACGTTATCAGTGGCTTTGTGCAGAAATTAAAGGCAGCAGAAAATGAGTAATGAGCTTATTTGTATTGTCATTTTAGGCACTTTGTATGTCTATCAAGGTTATCGTATTCGGCAATTAAGGTTGGATATGTTAGATCAACTAATTCAACTTTGGCGATGCCAAAACGAAATTTTGCAACTTATCAAAGAGTTATATGAGAGAAAATAAAAATGAAGAAAGAAATATTGACAAATGAATGTTTAACAAATGCTAGAACTTTATACCGTAAATTAAAACATTTACATCAAGTACATTGGACTCTTGGCAGAGTATATAATAAAAAATCCTATCAATGGTGTATGGTCGCGGCACATTATTGTAACTGTTCCTTGCCGTGATGCCATGTATATATGGTACAAAGAAACTAATCAACTGCAAGTTATTTCTATTGCAGATGAAAACGATGTTACAACTTATAAAGATTATGATTTTAAGTTGTTTATCAAAATGATAAAGAAGATATTAAGATGTAAGAACTTTAATGAATTATAAGTTTTAAGTGAAATGGTGAGGTAAAAAAATGGATGATATTGAAACTATGCAAAAGTATTGTTTAGCCCCATGCTTTATAGTTAAACGAATAAGTGCAGATGAAGTAAAAAAGAATGAAAAATATATACCAGTAGAGGTGCTGGTAGGAGATAAAAGGACTGAAATTAGTTTTATAAATTACTTCCATGATTATGTTAATCTTTCTTTGCTATCCTCCGAAGTATATAATCTTCCAAAATTTATAGTTAATTTATGTAAATCATTAACAGTCCAAAGTGAATTACTTAAAGAAATTTTGCTTGTATATGAATATGAAACAGGCAGTGCTTTCTGTATTCACGAGCCATATAGCCTTTCTAGTAGATATTTTATGTATAAGTGGACTGAGGAAAAGGGTGTTCCCAAAATGAAACTTACAGAAATAAAAATATCTGGTAAATTAGTCCCATTAAAGAAAAGGATTGTTGGAGGTAAACCAGATATTAAAGGCGACTATGAGTATGCTGTTCGTTGTTTAGGAATGAACGGAATTAAAATTAGAAAAAGAGATTAAATAAATGATTTTAGAAAAATATAAAGGGCAAGTGGTAGAAGTATTTGATTGTAATATCAATCAAGGTTATAACGCTGTTTTAGTTGATGTTGATGCAACTGGAGTCTTATGTTATAACATAAAGAATAACACGACAGTTTATTTACCATACTCGACTAATTTTTTGATTTTTAAAAACGGTAAGCCAGAGGAAATAAAAGATGAAGATTGAGATTGATGAACAAGGGGCAGAGGAGTTAAAGTTCTTTATTGGTATGATTATTGGTAAAGAAATACGAGGTGAAGATGGTTGTTACATGTACTGTGGCGGTGATGAGTTTACAACTTTCTCTTTGGTATTAGAAGATATTTATAATCAGTTAGATGGAGTGAAAGATGAGGATTTTAAAGAATGAAGATTGAGCTTACAGATAAAGAAATATGTGTATTGTTTTTATGCGTAAAGAATCTAGCTAATAGATGCAGAGAGAGTAAATATACTACAAAATATCCAAAGAGCACAATCAAGGTATATGAGGATTTGGCTAAGAAATTAGAGGATAGCTTAAAATGAAAGACGACTGGATAAAAGATAAATACTTAGAAGCGGAACCTATTTTATTGTATGTGAAAAGAAAATCTAAAGAATTCTATCCGATATTTATCAAAAGAAAAGATGAGTTTAACTTAACATTAAAATGTGATTTCTTTAAGATTAAGATTAAAAACACTCGTGTTACAGCTAATGAAATTGCATTGTTGGTACAACCTTGGCTTAAGCCAGACCACGATGTTAGCTATGTTTTCTCTGGTTATGCGGTAAAAGCATACGGGACCAATATGCGTTTTGTCTTTTCAGTATTTAAGAGCAGAACGGATAAAGGATATGAATACAAACTACGTGTGCTAGAAAACAATCATACCTTTTCCGATCATGGTACTTGTTTGAAAACAAAAGAAGACTTAAGCCTTGACAAGGCTTTTGCGAAGTTAGTTAAACTTAATCAACTTTTTGGAAAAGAAAAAGTAAAAATACTTGACATTTATTAAAAAATATTTATAATGTAATTATAGTCTTCCATCATACTTTTTAGTAGCGCATGGGTTGCCGAGTAGAGAGAGTGGCTAACTTATTGAAAGGCATGGGTGAGTGAGAGCATCCAGACACACTCTCACATTTTTAAGAGGTAAAAAAAATGAGTAAGTTCGTCTTAATGAAATACGAAGGTATCGCACAAGTTTTAAGAGATGACGAAATCCCAGTTCAATACATCTTCCCAGATATTAGATATAAACAATCTACAATGCAGACTGTTATCGAACAAGAAGATATTACAATCAAGATGCCAAACTTTAGACATTCAGAATATGCCGTTCATCAGCTGTTTAGTAAGGCTTTAGAAGCTAAAGGTTGGGTATCTCACCAGTATTTATTTGATTGCGTGGCAGTAGTGCCAGAAGATAAGTACATGTTTTGCGGCAGTAAGGTTTTAGGCAAGTACCCTATCTATGCAATGATTGACTCAAAGTTAGAAGATGATTTAAGAGTCCATTATTTCTGGCTGTTGAAATTAAATACAGAAACATTAAAGTTTGAAAACACCCAAAAATACGAGATTATAAATTATCGTGATATGCCAGTTTATGATAATGAAATCTGGCATAGACTCTTAGTAAGGACTGGTGACATTCAAAAAGAAGACACCGTAAATTTAAGTAACATCACACATTATGTAAGCAGATATGAATAGAATATTAGAATGGTTTGTTGTTGGGTTATTGCTAGTTATCTTTGGCAGTATTGTTTTAGAACTAGATGCTAATGTCATATTAGGAAATATGATTGTCTATATCGCAATCTTTGCAGTAATAGCTGATTATATGGAGTGGTAAACGTCATAGTTTTAAACAAGTTGATGTAAGCCTTGATGACGTTAAAGATATTTATTATCTAAAGGTGGATGATGATGAGAGATAATAATGTAAAATTTTTAATCGGTATTGGCTGTTGCTATATAGTAGCGGTGGTTATCGCCATAGTTTCAGCTTCTGTTATTGTAGGTAGCTAGGCATAGTGCTAACCAGAATGTAATGTCATGCTCGTTTGAACACACGGAGATTTGTAATTGATTTTTACCATTTGTTATTTAATTGCTTTATTTGCATGTTGTTTTTATTTAATTTCTAAGGAGTAAGAGGTATAAAATGTTAAACACCGAAGGTTATAAAAAAGTATGTGACTTTAGAGATTTTAATTTATGTACTCATAAGCAGATTGGAGAGATTATTAAAGTTAAAGCGTTAACCGAAGAAGAACTGCCATCTACCGCTTGTGGAACATTTAATGGATATACATTGTCGCAAGGAAGCTATACCTTTATTATTGCTGGTATGAGCTTTACCCCAGAAAAGTTACAGAATTATCAGTGGTGGGATATGAAACTAAAAGCATGGAAACCTTTTGTTTATAACCCAGAAGCAGAAGAGAAGGAATTAACAAAGAGAATACCTAAAGATAAGAAAGAAGTTATGGAGAGTTTATACAAAAAGTTGCATAGTCTAAAGAAAAAGAAGTTTAAACTAAAGAAACCAGAAGAGAAAGCAGAGGTAAACGGCAATGTTTAGTTTGGTTGTCCTCTTTTTATCTAGCAGATGTTTGTGATGGTATTCATTTTGCTAGTGAAGTAATCAATAGCAACTTATACAAAAAGATATATAACGCTATCAATGACAAGCTGGATTATATTGAAAGGTCTGAAAAGACTGATAAGGATTAAATAAGAAAGACAAGAGTTCAGATAAAAAAAATACCCCGTGTTAGAAATAACATGGGGTTTTGTTTGTGAGGTAAAAAAATGAAAATAAATGAAAATAAAAAAGAAAATCTGATGCCTAAGGATGGATAACAATAAGGTAGCGGAATAGTAGAGCCACCCTTAGGACTTGTTTATATTATAAGTGATACTAATGATTAGTGCAAGTCTAATAGGTAGGTAAAATAAATATAAAAAAGCCCAGAGGAAATTAGATAAAACTCTGGGCTTTTCAATTTAATTCTATACCCGTAAATTATAAAAAAAACATCGGCAAATAGACACCTACACTAATAGGAATACATGAAATATATCAGAAGTGCATTACAGCATCAGTGGAGGGTATTATGCTTTTAAAGAGTGTTAGCTTCAAAGAGCTAGTTTACTGCAACGCACTTCTGATACATCTGGCATACTCTAAGAAAGCTCACAGAACGCATCAACAAACCATCAAGTTTTACATTGCTTTCTTAGAGTATGTGGTAATTATAGATTGTGTGAAAATCAAAGTCAAGAGAAATATTTAAAAAAAAGAAAAAAAATAACAACGGAAAAGGTGGTGTTAATTTCTTTCTAGTATAAAAGAAAGTTTTAATGATTTTGATAAAGAGTCAAGTATATCGTATTCCATGTATTGCGTAAAAAGCCAAATCAGTTGAAAGTCAAAGACACAATGGATTTTGGGGAAAAGAAAAAAAATTAGATGTGGAGTAGAGAATTTAAAAAAAATAAAAAAAATTGGATATGAAGTAATACACGGGGCGCACATCTCACTCTTTGGGGGCGAAGGGTCGTTTTTGCCCCCCCCTGTGCACATCTAAAAACTTGACTAATCATTCATTGCGCATCTGATTTTTAATAGCAAACCATTTAAACGTATAAACACAAGACTAATGCGCTATGTATGGACTGCACATTACACAACCGTTAGACTTTGGAGCTAATCAACGATATATAACGCATACATTGCGCAACTGGATTTATTTTGTATTGTTTCGATGTGATGTGACAAATGAATAGAACTGTCACCAAAGACTGAACTTACAAATGCGCTCACACTCACTAACTGATTGAATGATTAACTTTGTTACTGATGTTTTTTGTTTATATACTTACTTCCAACACCATTTAACAGCTTAACCGTTTTACAACTTAGCTAATTTAATCGCATTACACTTGCGCAACCCATGAACAACTGAAAACATTACGTAATACATGAATGCAACGCTAACAACTGAATAACTTAACGCGACCTTAAAATATACTTAATAACGCGCTTGCCCACGTGACAAACTTAATTTAAACATCATCAAAAACCTTGTCAAGACCAAACTAGAAACACAATCAAAACGCTTTATATTTCAATACGTTACAACGCTTTTTTGATACATCTCACAAATAATTATTAAAACATACACTTTTATAAAATAACTTGCACTTTTTATTAAAACTATGATATAATTATCTTATCAAATATAAAGACATCTACTCTTTATATAGTTCTTTAGACTTTGATTATAGACTTTAAACTTTTTTAAAAATATTTTAAAAAATAGTTTGACAAATTCAAATAAACGTCTATAATTAAAGTATAAAAAGAAACAAACAAATTCACATTTTTTTTAATGCGCCAGGTTGCGCTAAAGGATTGAAAAATGACTATTCAAGAACAAATTAAAGAATTAGATACACGCATTGAAATGCAATCAAATTTAATCGACCGTTACGCCAAAGCAAACAAAATTGCACCAGATTTTTACTGGGATGAGCTATATCAGCTTGTAGATGAGCGTAACAACCTTGTCAAAAAGAATAAGTTGAATATAGCACATGTTATGATAATACAATGCTAATAAAATAGTTCTAATGTCACGGCATTAGATAAGTTAGTGCCGTGTGATTAGAACTATTTAACAAGGGGAGTAAATTATGAACAACAAATCTAAAAGAGAATATTTGAAAAGATTATTTGGTCAAGAAATTAAGTCACTTTTAGTAACAATCAAATGGCTTGATGGTTGCGCAAGGGGTAGAAAGAACAAAGATGTTATATTTTGGCTAACTGGTTTGCAAAAAGAAAAAGAAATAATTTACTGGATTAACAAAGAATTTAGCGTTGATATAAAAGAGGAACATATAAACAAAGCAATAGTCTTTTTAAAGACATATAAAGAAAATTGTTATATGCAAACAATTTTGAATAACTTTTAGTAGATAATTTTTAAGTTAGCAGATTGGTTTCAGTCTGCTATGTTAAGAGTTATTAACAATAGGGGGATAAAAAATGGATGTTTTATCAATTCATAACGTGAATAACAAGTTAATTGGTAAAATTAACGGTCAAATGACAAAATTAAACTGGCAAGCTGAAATTATTGCAAATCTAAAAAGGCTTGCAAGGGAAACAACATCAAGTTGTGTGCTAAACCTATCTACCGATATAGGCAAAGAAAAAATGCTTGTAGGAAATGATAAAAAATATTATTTTGCTTTTATTGACGGGACTTTTAAAGTCTTTGATAGAAAGCAAAATAAATTTAGAAAAGTTAGATACTTTTTTGAATCTCCAGAAGATGAAAAGGCATTTAAAGAACTGGCAACAGTAGGATCTTTTGTCTTAGGCTTAAGCGGATACATGGTAGGTATGTATTTTGATTGTAACGATGTTTTTAAAAATGAGGAGTAAAAAATATTTATGTAAGGGGGATTAACAAGTCCTCTTTGATAAGTATTTTAACTTAATTGAGGTAAATAAAAAATGAATAAATTTGAATTTGTCTGGGAATGTGAATTAAAGGCTAGATTTGATAGCCGTGCTAGTTTTTACAGAAAAGCAATGGTAAAACTATTCAATCATAACGGCAAAGAATGTTATAAATTGTATAGTTATAAAACGCTTGTAATGGTAATTGAAAAAGATGTTGATACAGGTGAAAATAAAGTTTATAGATTAGAAGATGATGATTTATATTCATATACAACAATGCGCCATTGTCGTGAATTTGCAAAACAATTTGCCGATGTTGAACAACTTACTAAAAAAGATTTGCTTAAATTGCCTATTTGGAATTAGGATTAAAAAATAAGTTAGTAGGGCTGAAAAGCCTTACTAATTCAAGGGATTTGTGGGCTAAGTGGAAACAAAATTATTCAAAGTGATGAAAACTCAATAAGCGTAAAGGTAAAACAAAAATGATAACTTTAAGACAATTACTTTCCCGTGAAGCAAACGGAAGATTACAAGTAAATGTAAGGTATAAAAATCGGGCTTGGATGAACTATCCATGCGAAATTTTGGATATTCTTAAGGATAGAGAAATTATCAAAATCTATCCATCAGAATTTAAAGACGGTCAAATACCAGTGCTTGACGTGGAGGTAAGGTAATGACAAATAATGAGTTATTTAATGCAGTAGATGATGTATGCGAACTACTATATGACGGTTATGGATGTAATTTAACGGCTAAAAAATATATCGGTAGAGGTATGAATAAGCCATGCTTAGGAATTGTCTTTGAAAACGAAAATGATTTAAAAGAAATTTCCTGCGCAATTCTTTATTACGGCGTGGATTATAAAGAAAAATTTAATGATTTAATAACTAATCACGCTAGTTACGATAGCATGGGTAAAAATTCAATCGTGTATTTTCAAAGTGTGACATTGGAGTAAATTATGAAAGTTAAAGTAACAAGCCTATGCTTTGCAGGCGGTTATAATTCAGTATATGAGGTAGCATGGGAGGATAACTTAAAAGAGTTTATCGAATATTATGATCGATTCGATATTAAAATTTCAGAAGATGATATAAAAGAAAAAGATTATATAGAAAAATTAGGTTTGTTCTCTGATAGAGTTGGTATTAGGATTTTACCAAACAAAAGAGCAAAGTATATACAAGGCAAAGATTTATATTTCGGTCATTTAGAAATCAAGCATTGTCAAATAGATTGCGCTTATGGTAAGAATGATGCGATTGTTTTTATTGTCTCACATGCAGAAGCTGTAAAACATGGCTTAGTCAAGGAGGATTAAATATGAATAGCAAAAACTCACGTCTAAAAACCCTAAAGGGTTATGCATCAAATAGAGTGCAATGTAACAAACAGCAATTAGAAAATACAACAGATGTTATCAATGACTATCTTAATAGAATTGAAGATTATGTGGAAAAGATTAGGAGAAGAGAATATTGTTATATAGATAACATTAAAGCTATCAGTGAATTAGCATCAAGACTAAGAGTATTACTGGAACTTGACTTAATGTTAAATACCAACTTAAGCGTATCTACTCATATTGAAAAGGAATTAGAGCTATTAGAAAATGATACTAAATAGATTTAATGCATGGTGTGAGTTGCAAGGGCATAATATTTATTGCGCTCACACTTACTGGCGAAACAAAACGGGGCGTGAGAAGGATGATTTTTATGACTTTGTTTTAGTCGATACCTTAAATACTCATAAAGTAATTGTGATTAGAGTTAGCTATGAGTGGGATAAAAGCGTGGACTACATGAAAACAATAGCTAAGTACACAATGTTTTTTACAAGGGTCTATAAAGATAAAAATGGAAAACTTTATTACAAGGGGTTAGGGAATAAAATTTATTTCAACGAAGACTTAGCTTTAGAGTATAAAGATTTTACAAGTTTTTCTAAGAGTTTATTTGAAGATTAAAAAAAATAATATGGGGTAAATAAAATGGCTGGATATTGCGGTTATTCAATGTCAAACAATGCAGTTAGTGCGTATAGATGTGGTGAGATGCCGTTATCTAAATGGCTAAAGAGTGATTTAATTGATAGCATTGAAGATGTGTTAGAAAATAAAGCAGACATCTCAAAGTTTAAAAAGCTAACTGTTAAGCAGTTAAAAGAATACTTTTTGTATGAAAGCAGTTGGCATCATACATCTAAAATGTATAACGAAACATCGTTTTATAGTATAGATGAGGATAACATTGACTGCTTTTTGAAAGGTGAACTTGTAATCACTAACGAAAAGGTAAAGGTTTCAGAACAAAAAGAAATGATAGAAATTCAATACCCTATATGGGGTGGAACAAAAAAGGCATCCTAAGATTATTGGGTATGAAACAATGACAGGTGAGATTAAGGGCGACTGGTGTGTTTCATCTTTAGGTAGAAAAAAGTTAAGCGGTAACTGGATCAAAGTTATAAAACAGTGGAACGTTTAAATTATAGAGGTAAATAAAAATGAAAGTCACAATTACATTTAAAGATAATATTATTAAAAAGATAAACTCAAAATTAAATGAGGTTAAAAGATATACTAGCAAAAAGGGGACTGTACCAGTTGTTCTGGAAGTGTGCGATTACTTGGTAGAAGATTTAGATAGACTGCTAACTGATTGTAATGATACAAGTTACATCACTGATAGTAGCTGATAAAAACAAAGTGATGTTGTCTAGCATCATCAGTAATGATGTGGATAACGTTATTAGAAAAGACACAAAAGAAAGGGCATGGCAGATTGATCGTTACTGGCGAAATGGATTATCAACTTTACCTAGTGATTATGAGTCAATTAAAAAGATCTTGTACTTAGGTTTTCCTAATGAAACAAAAGAATATGATAATGAAAGCATAGAAAAATTATTTAATTGTGTTATTGCATTATCATTTTCTATATTAGAAACAATTATTAAGAGTGATAATTTAATTTGCTGTGAATATGAGGACTAAAAAGATGAAAAGAATTTGCGAAGACTTTGTAGATTATGGCAGGGAAAAAAGATATTACAGACTATATCTTAGATACTGAAAACAATACACTACTAATACACACATTGTGTATTATTAAAGGTGAAGGGAGCAGTCATACAAATGAGCTATGCAAGCTAACAGCTGAACAGGCACAACTCCTAGAGAATATGAGTGAAAAGGACTGTAAAGAATGGTGTCTTAAATACCAGTGGGAGTTGCCAGTGATAATCAAAGAGCGACAAGAAAAGTGAATAGTATTACACGTAACATGGTTAGGATATTGCGTGCACTAATCACGCTAGTAATGATAAGCACACTACTACTATTGTATATTGATTTCTTTATAGGATTATTTTAAATGAGAACTAAACCTTGTGTTGACTATCAAGGTAATCACTTTGATAGTTTTAAGGAAATGGCAAAGGCATACAACATGCTAGCACCACAGTTAAGAGCAAGACTTACTCTAGGTTGGGATTTAAAAAGAGCATTGACTACTCCGTTTAGGAAATGCAAAACTCATAAATACCATAATGAATACATCGACCATTTAGGAAACAAATATAAAACATTAAAGATGATGCTAGGAAAATATAAGATTAGAGTTCAACTTTATCAGTGGAGAACACAACATGGCTGGACTATTGAACGTGCATTAACTACACCAGCTTTAATGAGAGGTGTGAAATGCAACAAAAAGTAGTAATTAAAACTTGGAAGCAACAACAGCTAGAAAGAAAACAATTTAAACAAATGATGAGAGAGGAAAGACTAAGAGCATCACGACCAGAACAAAAGATTAGCCTTATCACTAAGATAGGTTGGTATCTACCAAGCGGTAAGGCTATTCAAGCATGTATCGGTTTGCCGCACGCAATTATTATCATAACAGGTAGTATGGCAATGATGCTATACAAACTAATAGATAGTTTTCTTTAGCTTTTCTTAATCTGATGAACGATAAGGATAGATTGTAAGGCTCGTCTTAAACAATGTATCTGGTCTAAAGATAAGCCTTCATCTTCCTTGTGTTCATCGTAAAGATTATGAACAGTTGCTAGAGACATTTTTAAAGATTGTTTTAAACAGTCTTTAATTTCATTCTCATCACCCTCATACTCACTAATCTCTTTCATCATAACTCACCTTTTAAGTAACCAAAAATTCTTTCCAAGTCTTCCCCATCAAAATTATAATTAAGATAGTTAACATGGAAAGTTCCACCAAATTTTTCAAGAGTCTTAGTAAGGTTAGTATGCAGTTGGTCAACATCAAAGGTACCATTATCTGACAGCATATCTAAAGGCTTAATCAACTGTTTAACCTTATCTTTTCCTTGCAGTAAAACAAAGTAAACCAGTGCTTGATTAAGCGTTGAGCCTTTGTTTGCCAAGTCATTCTCGCCCCATTTCATAAGAGCATTAGTAATATCTTCTGTTGTAACTTGCATACTAACCTCTTAGCTTATGCGCCAGTAGTAGGGGTGGTGGTAGGGGCAACCCATGTGTTCTTAGCAGGCATAGGCTCTGGGCATATAGCACCAATAGGAACAACAGTCTTAGTAATTGTACCTAATGTGTTGTTAATACCAGCGATTGCAGTATTAGTTGCCTGTGCTAAACATGATACTTGACCTTCAAGCCCTGCAATTCTACGCTCATTATTTAATGACAAGGTAGCAAGATCACCAGCGACTTTGTTGATCTGATTGTTAATGGCAATATAAGTTTCACCTAACTTATCGTTGGTATATTTCTCTGCTCTTAACTGCCCAATCTCTGCATCTTTCTCTGCTAGTGTTGCAACCATTGCATTACCAGCCATATTATTTACAGCACAATTATTACCACAACCAAACAGACCACCAAGTCCATTACCATTTAATAAACCAAGTGCAGTGCCAGCAATTCCTAAGCCTAAGCCAGAGCCAGCAACACCTTTGCTTGCATAATCACCCATGATTATATCTCCTATGTTAATTAGACAAACGCAATTCTTTATAGCTCTTTAAGAGTAGATGTAATACAGGTGTAATGCAGATATAATACAGATATAAAAATGAAATTATTTATTAGTGAGAATAGATTTTAGTTTGGAAAGTACACTTAATAAGTCGGTAATAAAAGACTTTGGAATGGTAATATATTCAGATTGCAACTTGTTATACCAAGCTAAGAACTCTTGACCTTTAGTTGTTTTAGAGTGGGATGCAAAGTTCATAGATAACTACTGGTGAGTACCATGTTACATTCTGTTTGCCTTGATTGTTAATCAAGATGTGATGTTTAATATTTGATTTATCGAACTTCTTAGAAACGTAACTAGGATTAGTTATCATTAAGGCTTTACAAACATCAGTACCTACTAACCATAATTGATTAGTCTCTGAATGTACATGGCAACGAATAGGAATTGAATTATATTCATATACGGTAATGCTGGCTGGTGTATCTGCATCAAGCATAAGTGCTACTCCTTTGTTGTTTAATATATTATATAGAGTAACACTTTTTCTTATGACTCTTACGGTCTAAATATAAGAATATTTATCAGATAAAAGGTCTAAAATCCCATGAAGCAGTGCAATTTGAATAAGAAAATTGCACGGTATCGTTTTTCCCTACGATTGCACTAAACATTTTAAAATTTGTTATGCTTTCTTCTGGTTGAAAACCAAACACTTTAAAGCTATTAACAAATAAATTTACAGTTGCATTTGCTTTTGCACTTGTAATATTTACATATATAACTCCTGGCTGTGTTATTTTTTTGCTTGCAACGGTTTGACTTTGCAACATTCCTGTTGGTGATGCTCCTGTATTTGTATTAGGATATACATCTACATTTCCGTTTGTTGCAATTTTATTATTAACAGAAAATACAATTCCTTTTTGTTTTGTTGTTGACCCATTTTTAATTTCGATATAAGGTAAACTATGTTGTGAACTCCACATAATTAAGCTAACAGATTCCGTTCCTTGTTGAGATATTAACTCAACGCAACTTGGCTTAACCTTTTCTTTTGAACCGTGAAGAATAACAAATCCACCTTCAATATCACTATTACCACCACACAGAGTAATATGACTATCATCTGTTTTTTTTCTAATAAGTTGGGGTTTGTAAGGTAGGGTAATAGCTCCTGAACTATCGTACTGAACGCAATTAGAGCTGTTCGTGTCGCTTGAATTAGAACTTCCTACATTTAACTTAAAAAACTTTTTAACACCGTCAATCGTTTTAGTAAAGATACCATCAACGATAATAGGATCATCGTAAGTGCCTGTTCCTTTAGTCATTACCTGTCTCCTGTCTTAAAGGTTTTAAATCATATTTTAGCATAAAAAGGAAAGGTCACAATTTGATGGCAGAGAAAATAAAAAATGTGACCGAATAG